CGATGTGTCGGGCGCCGTCGGTTACAGCGCTGTTGATGTGCCAGCTGATCAGATCATTCACCTGTTCATCTCTGAGCGACCAGGCCAGACCAGGGGAGTCCCATGGTTTGCCAGTAGCATCAAACGGATGCATCACGTTGCCGGCTTCGAAGAGGCCGAAGTGGTCGGCAAGCGTGCCAGATCTAGCCTGATGGGCTTTATCCAAAATAAAGAAGGCAAACTGCAAGGCGAAGGCGTACAGGATGGCGATCAGGTGACCAACTTTGAGCCTGGCGTGTTCAAGCACTTGGCAGAAGGCGAAGAGGTTGTGGTGCCTCAGCTGGGCAACGCCGACACTCAATACGAGGCTTTCCTGAGGCCCATGCTGCGCTCGCTGGCTGCCGGCTCGGGCGTGCCTTATCCCACAATCAGCGCGGATTACAGCCAGTCCAATTACAGCAGCAGCCGACTTGAGCGGCTGGAGGCGCTGGATTTTTGGCGCAGCTTGCAGGACTGGATCATCGAGGACGTGTGTCAGGTGGTGTTTGAGCGTGCGATGGCTGCTGCCGTTGGCGCCGGCACTCTGCAGCTTCCTGGCTACGACCTGGCGCCGGAGCGCTATGAGGCGGTGCGGTGGTTCCCGCGTGGCTGGGAGTTCGTTGATCCGCAGAAAGAAGCGGCGGCCAACAGGGATCTCGTGCGTTCTGGCTTCAAAACCCAAGCGCAGGTCGTGGCTGAGCATGGCAACGATTTTGACGATCTGCTCTTAGCGCGCCAGACCGAGGTGGGACGAGCCCAAATACTGGGCCTTCAGTTCGACACCAACCCCGCCGACGACCTGCAAGGCGGATCCCCTGACGCCAAGCCAGAGGCTGGCGACGAGCCAAGGGATCCCAGCGAGCCAGGCCCCGAAGATGGCCTCGATGGCGACTTCGAAGACGACTCGGAGGACCCTGAAACGTGACCAACGAAATCAGGCTTGCTATCATGATCGAAGAAAGCGCCGCGCCGATGGAACAACGCGACACCAGCAGGCCCCTTTACCGCAATGCGGTGGCGGCAAACTGGCGCCGCGCAGACGACGATCCTGAGGTGGTTGAGTTCAGCTTCTCTTCAGAAGAGCCTGTTGAGCGCTACTTCGGAATGGAAGTCTTGAGCCATGAGCCCGGCGCGATGAACATGGCTCGCCTTAACTCAGGGGCGGCGCCATGGCTCTGGAACCATAACCCCGATGTGGTCCTTGGCGGAGTTGAGAAGGCTTGGCAGGGCGGTGATGGGCGCGGCATGGTTCGCACCCGTTGGAGCCCCAACACCAAGGCGGAAGGCTCCGAAGAGTGGAAGGTGCGGCAAAACTGGGAGGCGGGCATTGTCCGCAACGTCAGTTTCATGTACTCCATCGATGCGCCGTTTGATCTCAAATCGCGCGAAGGCGTGGCGCTAGTTACAGCCTTCACGCCGATGGAGGTCTCGGCCGTTTCCATTCCAGCCGACGCCACCGTCGGACAAGGCCGAGCAATCGGCGACAACGCGGCCCCGGCCGCAGACCCAACCCAACCCCCGAAACAACCCGTGGAAACCACCATCAATCTCGACGAGGTGCGGGCTCAGGCTGCGGCCGAGGAGCGCTCCCGCGTCGCATCCATCACCTCTCTCTGCCGTGAGCACGGGTCCGACGACCTGGCCCAAGGCCTGATCGAAAGCGGGGCTACCGAAGCCGACGCCATGCGTCAAATACTTGGTGCCATCGGCAAGCGCACGATTCAGCCTGCCACTCCCAAGGTCGCCGCCCAGCCGATCGCTGGCGCCTCTGCCGACATTGGCTTGAGCGACAGGGAAGTCCGCGAATTTAGCTTCCTGAAGTGCATGCGGGCCCAGCTGTTCCCCAACGAACGCGCATTCCAGGAGGAGGCCGCATTCGAGCGCGATGTCAGTAACGCCGTTGCACAGCGAATGGGCCTCAAGCCCAAAGGCATGCTGATCGCCAATGATGTGCTTAGTCGGGGCTTAACTGCCGGCACTGCTTCCGCCGCCGGCGACCTGATTTTTACCGATGCTCGCCCCGGCAGCCTAATTGAGCTGCTGCGCAAGCGCAACTTCCTGACTGGCCTTGGCGTAACCATCCTGGCTGGCCTGACTGGGCCCGTAGGTATCCCCAAGCAGACCGGCGCCAGCCAGGTTTATTGGAAGGGTGAAGGCGTGGCCGTTGCCGAATCTGAGCCCAGCGTGGGCCAGGTCACAATGACGCTCAAGGAAATGAGCGCCTGGACCCGCTTCTCTCGTTCGCTGGTGTTGCAAAGCTCCATCGACGTGGAAGGGTTTGTGCGGAACGACATTGTGACCGTGATGGCACTGGAGCAAGCGCGGGTTGCCCTTTACGGCCTCGGATCCTCTTCTCAGCCCGAAGGGCTCAAGATCACAACCGACATCAACACCAAGGACTTCGCTGCAAACCAGCCCACCTACGCCGAGCTGGTGGACATGGAGACCTTGGTTGCGGCCGATGACGCCGACATTGGCGCCATGGGCTATGTCACCAACGCCACCATCTACGGAGGCTTTAAGACTACTGAAAAAGCGGCCAACACCGCTCAGTTCGTTCTAGAGCCTGGCGGCACCGTAAACAGCTACCCCGTAACCCGCTCCAATCAAGTGGAAACTGGTGACGTGTTCTTTGGTGTCTGGAGCCAGCTTGTCTTAGGTCTCTTCGGTGCCGTCGATCTTCAGGTGAACCCCTACTCAGAGGACAAGGAAGGCAACATCCGGGTCGTGGCTCACCAAGCCATCGACTACGCGGTGCGCCACCCGCAGGCCTTCTGTCGCGGCAATAACACGCTGTGATCACCATGAGGATCAGGATGCTGCGCCAAATCTCAATCGCTGGCCGAACCGTTCGGATCGGCGACTTGGTGACCGTTGGCACTGGCGCCAACGAGGTAAGCGCCTCCGATGCTCGGCTCCTGCTGTCTATGGGCAGGGCCGAGGAGGCTTCGGATCCTGATCTCGTGGAGATCCCCGCTCCAGAGGCTGCAAAGCCTCGCCCCCGCAAACCCAACCCCCGAGGAACTGATGGCTGTTCATGAGCTCTCGCTGGACAAACTCCAGCACTTCACCCTTCTGACTACGACTACGATCACTGCAACCGGCAACCAGACCGGCGTGGATCTACATGGGTTCGAGGGTGATGTCCAAATCATCCTAGCCGCTACTGCTGCAGGATCCAGTAATAGCCTAACCTTCCGCATTGAAGAATCGGCCGACAACTCAACCTATACCGCTGCCACCGGCGGTAGTTTCACTGTTATTGCCAACGCTGCTTCAAAACAGGTGATCACCCTGAACAGCAATGACCTCAAGCGCTATATCCGCTTGAGCTGCACTGATGAGACGGGCACGGCATCCAGCAGTGTTACATGCTTTGGCTACGGTCTGAAGAAGTACAGCTGAGATGGCTTTCACCGAGGATCTCGACATCTTCCTCGACCTCGACGACTTCGGCGTCCCCGTGACTGCCGGGGCAGTTTCTGGTGTGGGGATCCTCGATAAAGATGCCGACCTAATCATCAACGGCGAGATTGAGGTGGTTGATTACTTGCTGACCGTTTCAACCGAATTATTCGGCAACGTGGGCTATGGCTCAGCGCTGGTGATTGATGGCCATACCTATAAGGCCGAGAGGGTGCCCAGGCCCTTTGATGATGGCCTGCTGTGCCGCATTCCGCTGATCAAGATCACGCCCGACCAGGTGCCCGTGCTGATCCTGGATGGTGACCCTCCGACATGACCACTTATCAATCACAATCAACCTTAATACGCCAGCGATTTAGCACCCTGGCGGCGGTTACAGCCAGTAACCCAGTACTGCTTGAAGGCGAGAAGTGGAATGAAAAAGATTCGGTAACAGGATTATTTACCGGGCGCACAAAGACCGGAAAGGATGGAACAGTCACGGGCACCCCGCCTAACCAGACGATCACCGGGACGGCATTTAACGATCTGCCGTTTGATCCGAGCGGCACCGGCGGCGGTGGCGCATCCCTGAGCGATGCCACCCCTCAACCCCTCGGCGCTGCTGCAGCAGGCACAGCCGCAACAGCCAGCCGAGGAGATCACCGGCACGCCATGCCAACGGCCGCGCAAGTGGGCGCGGACGCAACCGGGACGGCAGTGGCAGCCGTAGCGGCGCACGCTGCAGCGGCGGACCCGCACGCGCAATATCTGACGCCTGACGAGGCAGATGGACGCTACCGGCTATTGAGCACGGCGCTGAGCGACTCGGACATCCCTGCGGTTATCGCCAGGGACGCCGAGGTGACGGCGGCGATCAGCGCTCACGAAAGCGCAGCGGACCCGCACCCCGGCTACCTGACATCCGCCGAGGGCAACGCGGCCTACGCGCCTATCGGCCAGGGCGTCACCAACGGCAACAACCACGACCACAGCGGAGGCGATGGGGCGCAGATCGCCTACAGCTCGCTGTCTGGGCCGCCCACGCTCGGCACAGCGGCGGCAACGGACGCCACCGCCTATGCCACGGCGGCGCAGGGGGCCAAAGCT